GTAATACGGCTTCTTGAACTTGAACATTGGTTCTTTCCTTTCGTAGGGGTCTCATTATAAGGCTTGTAATTTCTGCGAATTGGCAAAAATTTAGAGTCCGTGTTGGAAAGAACAGAAGGCGTGCAAGAGTTTTTAATTCTCACACGCCTTCTGCGCTTTAGACTTCTGGTTCAGGTCAACAAGTTACTTGGCCTTCATCACGAATTGCATCGCCTTGGAAGTCACGACATTTGCTCGTTCGTGTCCGACGATCAGAATGATTCCGAGAAGATTTCCAGCAACGAGAGCCAGCGTGTCCGGGCTCACGCGCTTTTTGGATTCTGGTTCCTTGAGCGCGTAAAGCTTCGTCAGCTGATTCACCATCGTGGCGTAATCTTCTTCGTCACTTCTGAGATTGGACATCTCATCGAATATAGTGTCGATTGCTTGGTCTAGGCGAGACTTTTCAGTGTTCTCGGGGTTGAACATGTTTCTCCTTTCGTAGAGGGGTCTCATTATAGGCGGTGTTTATGTTGCGACCCTGAGAATATGTCACTTGTTAATCTTGAAAACGACTTCCTGCTTCAGGTCCATGTCGTATGGGTCAGAATATAGATTGAGTTCAAACTTCTTATTCGAACCGTCTTCGACTACATCGATCTCACCATCGAATTTCTCTTCACTCGCATTGTAACGTTTTGCAGCTACCTTAGCGAGGACGCCAAGAAATAGGTTAATAGAGACGATGGTTCCCATAACTTCTTCGGCAAATGGGAGACCCCAGATTTTTGCCAAGGCGACGTAGAGAGTCCCAAGAGCAGGGAGAATAACCTGAGCGCCGTCGCGAACCATTTCGTACGTAATATCACTCATAAGTGGGTGAATGGTTTTAGCCATCGTCTTTCTCCTCATGATCCGGAGGAAGGCCTTTTTCGAGTCGGAAGACTCTTTGACGAAGCAGTTTTAATTCGTCCTTAAGGCACTTATTTTCCTCACGTAGTTCTTCAATTTCTTCGTTCTGTCGATTGATAAGATCCGTATCGAAGTCGCGAGCTCGTTCGTACGCTCCTCGTTCGGCTTCAACTTTTGCTGAAACCGCCGTGTTGATCGTCGTTGCTTTTGCAGCTGCCCTCTGTGAAGCATATGCCGATAACGCAGCGATAGCGGCGACCAAAATACTTCCGATGTTGATATCGTCCATTAGCCTCACCCAATATCATCTGGATTCAGCAGGCCGCTGATAGCCCACCAAAGGAATGCAATAAGTCCCCATGTCATGACACTGCTAAAATATGTGTATGGCGCATCACCGAAGACCATACCTACAAAGTAGAAACCAGCCCAACCAGCCGATAGACCGGTAAGAACCATGTAGCCCCAAGTCTTTGAGATCGGCGGCCATCTGGAAGAAACGATCGCTAACACGCCAGCAAATAAGAACACAACACCCCAGTAATGAAGTGACATTCATCTGAGCGCATATTCTAAAGCAACCGCTCTGGATTCCGTAGGATGGGCGAACATGTAAGTCAAACCGATACCGACGTAAACCATTCCAGCGACGATTAATACATTACTATGCTGTTTATGAGGTCGAATCCCACCCCAATGCACTTTTCGTTGCATAAAACTCCTCCAAACTATGTAATAACGGATAGAGTAGGGTATTCTTTGTAGCCCGATTCATCTTCTGCACGAATATACTCAGTAATTCGAGCTCGACTAGACCCACCAGTTGGGGTACTTAACTCAACAATATCCCCAAGACGGTAATCGTTCATGTACTTAAAAGCGCTTTGTGGGACAACTTCGCCGTCGACGTAACGAGCGTAGTTGTTATTCGCTAAAGCGTCTCGAGCTTTCTGATCCAAAACAGTTTGAAGCGTTTGACCCATAGGATATACTGTTTGATCATTCAAGTCATCGGCGTTGACAAGTAAAGTCCTACGCTCAAAGTTACGAGCGTTATTTCCATCATCAGATGTAGCATAGCCAACGAATACGTTTTGAGCCGACGAATTTGGAGCGAAAGCATAAGCAACGTTCTTATATCCAGATATCGAACTGAACGACTTGACATTTGCCAGAGAATCCATTGCCGGTTCAAAGCGTACAACCGGATTAATCGACTGAGTGCTAGTCAAATCTCTGCTCAAATATGTGTAGAAGCGAATCATGTAACCGTTGGATGAGTAGATGCTTTCTGGGACCATGGAGAAGCCAATAGAATATGAGCTCGCAACGGACTGGACAGTATCAAAGACACTCCCATAAGGAATCGACAAGGTTACTGTCGGACCAGGTTGGTTCTCTCCGTCAACATACAATCCAGATATGATCTCACCATCACCTTGAGCTGGTGATGCCGCGAAGGGCGCCGATTCCATACAAGTTCGACGAACCATTTGGCCAATGATCCAACTAGGGGTTCCCGTTTCAAACCACGATTTAGCAGAGCTATACCAAGTGTCACGGCTGATACGATTCTTCAAGAACCCAACTAGACTCGGGCCTGTGGCCGTAAGAATACCTCGACTGGACGTCTTACTTTCGACAATCATGGCTTCATTGGACTGTTCTCCGATGCTCAGAAATACACCGTCAGTAAGCTTCGCGCGATTCTTAGGCGTATCTGCCACCTCAACGACGACTTCGCCATGATCATTAAAGCGCTCGGTCCAAATCTTTGAAATAGTCTCGTCAAGAACGTCAAGTGGTTTGAATGTCGAGTCTAATGTGTATAGATCCATCACAACCCTCCATATCGATTCTTATAAGTGATAGTCCATGGAAAACCCGCTACCGTGGTTCGGATCCCAAAGTAGTTCTTCCCGTTGTAAACCATAGGCCAAGAACTTCCTGGGCGAAGTGATCCAAGAATATTGATATCTGCGCCGCCGTTGGTAAACTTTGCCCGGGCGTATTTCAGACCTTGATGTGTAGAAACTTCGAGATACTTTGTTGTGGTCAAGTTCACAGGATCGAGGAAAAGACGTGCCTGATCGACGCTGTCCCAATTTGTGTTTAATAATTCAATGCCAGCATTATAATCGGCTGAATCGCGTTCAAGCTTGACTGTGAAACCCGTAGGAACTGATCCAGTATATGTAAACAGCTTAGAATATGCGCCAGACATATTGGTGGATGTTCCAGTTTCGGTTCGGGTGGTCGCGCCTTCGAAATATGGCTGTGCACAAATGATAGAAATTTGAACTTCAGGATCTTTGCTGAATATACTAGGTTCCATACTTTCTACATAACCGGAGATCTTGACGTCTTCCATGTCATCACTGCTTAAATATAGATTCACAGAAGACTTCGGCATGAAGTAAGAATATAGAAGCTTACGCAAGCTGGAAACAGTCTGCGTGATCCAGTTTGGGCTCAACCCTACCGTAATAACAATGTTTCGCTTTCCGACAGAAGACCCCTGGTAGTATTCGCCGTCGACAGAGCCGAATCGTGTTGTATTGATCGTCGCTTCAACTGGTCCTAGACCTGAGATGTTGCGGATCTGAATCGGATCCGTGTTAACGTTCATCGACACCAAATATAAGCTAGAGTCTGGAACGCGAGGATTGGTAATCATGAGCGACGTAATCAAGAACGATCAGCCTCCTTTCGAATATGGCGAGCGAAGACGGGGCTCAGCCTGTCTAGACCAAACCCCGTCTTCTTGAATTTAACTCGCAACGTCCAAAGCAGCTTTGACCTGCGAGAGTTGATTCTTAGTCTGACGATAGATTTCCGTCGTAGAAAGAGACTCAGGTGAGGTATTGTGCTGCTCGTAGTTGACAATAACGGACGGCTTCGACGAATCGGCAATACTGCTTGCCATCGCGTCCTTAGCCGTCTGCTGCTCGGTAGAAATGGATGAAGCTTGTCCGTAAGAAGCTTCCGCAGTGATGCTTGGTGTCGGAATAAGTCCGTTCATCACCGTAGCGTCCTTGCGGAATTGGTCAAGATTGATAACCGGTGTAATGACAGGGTTGACGTCCATGTTGGAATCAACCACGTCAGACAAACGGCTCAACGTGCTCTTGACCGTGTCGATGGCAGATATAGCGACCGCGCTTGAAGCTCTGGTGACCATCTTGGCGTTCTTCGAGAAGCCCAACGCAAAACCCTCATCTGCATATTTACCAAGATCCATGAACTCCTTAGAAGGAGAGTTAGATCGAAGAGCATTAAACGCAGCTGTGACCGCATTTCGAGCCACTCGCCAGGCTTCATTCACGACTTTCCAAGCGTTGCTAGCAAGACCTCCCGTCATACCATTGATAATAGCCATGGCCAAGTTCCAACCAGAGTCGCGTAAAGGACCTGCGTTTTTATTAATAGCGCGTGTAAGACCATTGATCATGTCAATGATCATGCGATACCCGGCGTTGATGATGTTACCGGAGCTATCACCAAGAGCCCTCAAGAAGCGGACGATGATATCACTCGCTACCGTGACGATCTGGTAAATATTGTCTCGAATCCCTCGAATGATACCGAGTAGAATATCCAGACCAGCTTTGGCCATCTTCGGTATGCTATCAGTAAGAACCTTGAGACCCTCGGTGATAAGCGCTCGCATAGCTTCACCAATCTTTGGCGTCACCTGAATAACCGCATCTAGAAGAGACTCAAGAATTGTTACGAACGCCTTTACGAATGCTGGTCCGCCTGTAGATATGACCTCCGCAAGAGCTATAATGCCCCGTCCTAGCGCCTCCATAGCATATGGGATTAGATCCAATACAGCCTTTAGAAGCGCAGATATGACGGCTGCAGCAACACCAACAGACCCCGCAAGAGCCCCAAGAGCAATCGAGAATGCTAGCAAACCAGCACCAGCAAGAGCTACGCCGGCTCCAATTAGAGCGATTGCAACTCCAAGACCGATCAACGTTGGAATGACTGGCGTCATCAAAGCTCCGGCGATGCCCAGAATAAGAAGAACACCGGCTAAAGCTGCAAGGCCCTTACCAATCTCTTCCCACTTCATCTTCCCTAGAGTCGTCAAGACCGGAGTCAATATAGCAAGCGCGGCTGCCGCAACGATAAGAGCTGCTGCTCCTGGTAGCGATCCTGTCATACCGTACAGAGCAAGACCAAGAATAAGAAGAGATCCTGCAAGAACTACCATACCCTTACCAATCTCTTCCCAACTCATTCCTCCCATGGACTTCATGACCTTACCGATCATTTGAAGCGCAACACCAACTACGACGAGTCCTGCAGCTTGTAACAGAAGATGTGGAGGCATAAGATTCATAGCTGCGGCGATAATAAGAAGCGCTCCAGCCATCCCAGCCATTCCCTTGCCCATGACATCCCAAGATATACCGCCGAAGTCCTTAACAACGTTAGCAATGATCTTGAGACCGACTCCTAGGAGAATAAGTCCTGCGCCCATGAGCAGCATATGCGGAGGCATCATGTTAGTTGCAGCGGCAATAATAAGAAGCGCACCAGCAAGACCAGCCATTCCGCGACCCATATCGTCCCAAGACAACTCGGCAAAGTCTTTTACTACGGATGCCAATATCTTCAGAGCGATGCTGACAAGAATAAGACCAGCACCAGTGGTCATCATGCCGCCAGAATTCTTGGACAATGGAATAACTGCCGCAGATACCATAGCGAGTAGAGCACCAACCCCAGCAAGTCCCTTACCCAACTCTTCCCAACTGAGTGACGAAAGGTTCTTTACGGCCGCTGTAAGAATAAGAACTGCTGTAGCCAGCAGCACCATCCCAGCAGCAATGAACGGGATCTTAAGGAACCCACCCATACCGGATATCTTCGTTAGGATAGCCATGGCTCCCATGAGCTGTGCCATACCGACTGCTAGCGCTGTAAGGGCCTTGGTAAGCTTGTCAGAGTCAATAAGAGACAGAGCGACGACTGAGGTTGTTAGAAGAGCAACTGCTCCTGCGATCTTCAGAAGAGTGTTTGCCTGGACGTCTCTCTGCATAGCCTTGAGATTACCCGTGAGTTGTTTGAATGTTTTATTAATGGTATTAAGGAATTTACCACCGACATCCAGAGAAATTCCCCCGGAGAAAAATCGCTTCACAAGTAGCAAAATACCGCCAAGAAGACCTGTGTTGATGAGATCAAGAACGCCTTCGAATGACCCCTTACCAAGGGCGTCACCAACAGCTTTTCCGAAATTCTTGATTTCGTCTATGATGCGTTGAATACCTGGAGTCATCTTCTTGACAACGTTATCAAATACCCTAGATGCTGCTTCCCAACCTCGTTTGAACATTCCTAGAATGCCTGTTACGGGCTTGACTCGTTCTCCAAACCTGTCGAAGGCGTCTCCAGCAGCGTCAGCTCCGGCTGAGAAAGCTCCCGAGAATATGGATCCGATAACCCCAAGGAAGTTTTTGATCGCAGTTACAGCCTTCTCAACACCAACCTCTAACTTTCCGAAGAACATCATGATGCCCTTGGAGGAAGCGTATGCGTCTCGAATCTTAACGATGAAGTCGCCAAGGTTTCCAGTGAAGTTAAGGATGCTTCCGGAACCAGAGAAGATGGAGCTGAAGAGCGAAAGGAACACTCGACCAATATCCCGAGCAATCATAAGGCCGAGATCCATCGCAGCGAACAAACCCTTGAAAGTTCGCTTGATGTTGTTGATGGTATTGCCTCCTATTTTGAGACTTTCCATCAAGCTTCTGAAACCGACCGTCATGTGGTACAGATCTTTACCAGTTTTGGCCGGAAAGATCTCTCGGAAGGCAGCTGCGATTGGTTTGATAATGTTCATAAGCGATTCAAACGCGGAAGAGAGTCCTGCGATTAGCTCGGAGCGACCACCTAAATCCTTCCACTCTTGAAGCATCTTATTACGATTGTCACCGAAAGCACCGATCATCCCGCCAAGGGTATCGTTTACGCTCGTCCAGAGATCAGTGGCCTCATTGAAGTCGCCAATGATGATGTCAAACGTCTCAGACCACCCGGAGCCGATTGACTCCTTGATTGTGCCAACAAGCTGAGTCCAAGTACGAACCTTTGTCGCAGCATCTTCAGCGATCTGCGCTTGCTTCTTGAACGCGACAATCTGCTCGTTAGTCAAACCGAGAGACTTCATCTGCTCATCACTGAGCTCTCCGGCCTGAATCTTGAGGTAGTTCGTCATGACCTCGGCCGACAACCAGTTATTCTCAAGACTGGCGTTGAAGTCCTTACCGACCTGCGTGGCCGTGATTCCCTTGCCGGAGAAAGCGCCCATGGCATCTGCGATCTCAATGAGACCGTTCTGCATGTTCTTGTTGCCCATGCCGACGTTAGTAAGCGAGCGCCAGTCCATGAGACGGATCGTACCGGCTGAAAGAGCTTGCGAAAGCTGATAAGCAGCTCCGGCAGCACCTTGAGAGCTGGTTCCAGATGCAGCGGCTTCGTTAGAGAAGCCCTTAATCATTGATGTCGCGTCTTTAATTCCGATACCCGCATTCGTGAACAGACCAATATTCTTCGTCATGTCGCCGAAGTTATAAATGGTCTTGTCCGCGTACTTGTTAAGGCTATCGAGTGATGCCGTCACTTCATCAAGTGTGGTTCCGGCTTTCGAAGTATTCGACAAAATCGTTTGGATCGAGCCCATCTTGAGCTCGTACTCTTGGAAACCGGCCTGAACTTGTTCGAGCGATAGAGACTTGACGATTCGAATACCTGCATCAACGGCTTTGTTTGTGATATTCGACAGCGCTGTGATAGCGATTGTCGACAAAGCCATGAATTTAGCAGAGATACCTTCCACGCTGGCGCCCATTGGGCCTAAGTTGAACCTTCCAGCCGAAGCTTGAAGCTCATCCATTCCCTTCTTTGATGAAGAAAAGTTTAGAGCAGCCTTGAGCTTGTCCAACAAGCCCATGCTAGTCTTGACGCCGGACTCGAACTGTCCGTTGTCGAACTTCATAGTTACGATCCTGCTATCAACAGTACCGCTCATGCCGACGTCACCGCCTTCCATACTTCTGTAGAGATCTTGTCAAATATAGGTTGAATTGCCGGGTTGATGAAGTCTCGGCCTTCGACGTATCCTCCGGTTCCAGTTCCGTGTCCATATTGAAGTAATATGACGACAGGAGTTCCGGCGACGATGTTTGAGTTCGTCCAAATAATGGAATATGACTTTCCATCGCGCAGGATTTCGTAACTCCAAGATCTAGCTGACTGACCGCTATCAAC